TGCGAAGTAGGAGCGCATCCGCACCACCGTCTCAAACGGCAGGTTGCGCCCATTCACGATGTCGCGTGCGCGAGCCACACCCACGAGGGTGCCGCCGCGTCCGAACTCAGCGCGCCAATCTAGGCCACGCTGCGCCTCTTCCTGCATCGCCTCTGTTGGCATATAGCCGTCAGGGTCAATCGGAGCGCGCTCTTCCTGATCGTCGTCCTCGTCGTCTTCGTCCTCGTCCTCGCGCGGCTGCCAAGCATTGCAGTAATACGCGCCGCTGACATAATCGTCCCAGCGCTCGCACCACGCCTTGTCGCCCTGAATATCGTCTTCGTTGTAGAAGGCGCAGTTGCCGCAGGCGCGACCTTCAGGCACATCGTCGGCGAGTGCGGGTCGGTAGTTATCTGGCAGAGCGCGCTCGCCGCCAGGCTCAATGCCTTCAGCCTGCGAGATCGCGACCATCTGCGAGATGGCGTCCTCTTTGGTGGTGTGGCAGCCCATCACTTCGCCGTCCTGCTTGACGACTGCCCAGCCGCTGCACTGCTCACTGTCATCCGTGATGAAATATGGCATTACGGATCAACCTGAAAATCGTAGACATCCAGCACGGTGTCGGCACCGTCAGAGATGGCATAGAGCACATCACCATTGCCGATCTTGAGCGTGGTGATCGCGCCTTTGGAAATCTCAAATCCCGTCGTGGTCGTGACGGCTGCGCCGCCAACCCAGATGTTCTTGTTCGCGCCAAGTTCCATCGTGATCTCGTGGATGTTCTTCGCAGACGCGGTAGCGATTGCCGCCGCTGCCGTGCCGATGCTGTATTGCTGCGCTCGAAAGGTCATCCCTGATTCTCAATCGGCTGCACGGTGACTGGCGCTGCGCCGGTATGCGCTACCCGAATGCCAACTAGCCGTGCTGCGTCGGCAGGCGAGAAGCCAGCCTGCACGAGTTTGGCCACGATATCAACTTTGGTTGACAACAACGCAGTCTCCGCATCGGCTTCGTTCAATGGCATCCGGTAAGAGTCGCCAGACTCAATCGGGCCGTAGTCTTCAAATTTTCTAATGTCGTTGACATTAAGCCATCCTTCTTGTAGCCCGACGCGGTACGTATCATATCGGTCCTTCGTGGTGCCGCGCAGGATAGAATCCATTGAGAACTTGACGAACGCATCTGGCAAGAGGATCAGCGTGCTCAGCGGGCGTTCAACCATCTCTACGAGTGGGCGCAGCGTGTATTGCACGAAGGCAAGGTTCTGCTGTTCCACGCTGTTGTAGGACATCGCGCCTGGCGTCGTAACCTGCAAGAGATTCGGCGGAATACGGAAAATGCGACAAATCTCTTCGGTCGTGAACTGGCGCGAGGCGAGGAGTTGTGCGTCTTCAGGCCGGAAGGTGAGGGCCTTAAAAGTCGCGCCGCCCGTAAGCACGCCCGGCGTGTGCATATTCTGCCCGCTGTGATGGCGCGCCCAACCAGCCTTTAACGCTTCACCCTGCTCTTTGGTCAGGTCGGTCGGCACCTCAATGATGCCAGTTGGCGTGCTGCCGGTGCGAAAGAAGTTACTCGCATAGTCCTCAAGCGTCAAACCGAGGGCGAGCGAAACGCGAAGTTGATGGATCGGGTTGATGCCGCGCAATTCGCCTGGCATCGCGATAAGCGGAATGTGCAGGATTGTCTCCTGCCCGTACACCGCCGTCGGCTGACCGTGCCCCTGGTGGATCTTGTATTTGATCTCGCGGCCTTCGCGATAGATCTCCACTCTGCGCGGATCTACAGCCCTGACTTCTAGGACTTCACCGCGTTCGTCGCGTGGGGCGTAAACGAACGCGTTGCCGTCCGTGTACAGCGAAACCACGATCTCGCTGATGAGTTGGTTGATCGTATAGGTTGGCTCGTCAGGGATCGGCGTGAGCATCCACGACGGCTTTGCGCCCGCTGGGCGGTACGGTCGTCGGATGCCGTTGTCACGGCGATAGGCGTCAAGCGGGAAGGAAGAGACAACATCGGCGAGCAGCCGAACGCTGGCGTAAGCCGCCGTCAGTCCGAGCGCCGCCTTTTGGTCAACCTCGCGGTTGCCAAGGAACGGAACCTTGTCAAAGGCGAGCGGCGTGAGGTTTTGCAGCGTCAATGATCGTTGCTCAGGTGAGGTGAAGACGCGACGCAGGATGCTCACTTAGTCCCTCCAGGTATAGCCGAGAGCGACAAGGACGGCACCCAATGCAGCGATCAGGCTCAGCGGCTCAATGAGCCAGAGGCCTGCGATGACAAGGACGATACCCGACAACTCTAGGGTGGTTGATTTCATAGGGTAATGAACTCCGCTGCTTTGGGCGCCGCCGGCGCCTGTGCGTGGTAGCGGGCGCGGTCATACGACATCACCGCGCACACGCCTAAGTCAATCTTTCGTGGCGAGCCTCGGTGCTCCTTGACGATGCGCGGGCCGAAGCGGTCAATCTTGACCGAGCAATTATCTAAGTGACGGCTCAACGCCGCGTCGCCGTTGTGGCTAAGCGTTTCCTGGGTCACCGCCTCGTAGAAGGCCGCACACGCTGGCACCATCCGAGAAGGATTCTGCGGGTATATCACGACCGGCAGGCCGTCGGTCTCCCACTTTTGCAAGGTCCTCGCCCAGCGGTATGGGTCCGCGCTGATTTCGCGCACTTGGTATTTTTTGCAGAGGTCGTACATCCGCGCTTCTACTTCATCCATCGGCACCTGCCAGTGTGGATCATCTAGAGGGCGCTCCCATAGGGCTACCGGCTGGATAAACCCGTCCATCGTACAGGCCACTATCGCCGTGCAGTCGCCGGAGAACGAGCCGTCAAAGGCCAGAACAACCTGCTCGCCGTCCGCCAGAACGCGGTCCTGATGCAACGCGTCCCACGCACCAGATGGCAGCCAACTCGTGGCGCTATTAATCCACTGGTTCATACGTTTCGTGCGAAATTCGGCTTCTGGTGTTCTTAGCAACGCACTAGCGTAGTCTTCAGCGTCGGTCAAATCGCCGAGCGCTGGGTTCGCCACTGGCCAACTGTTCGGGTCCCTGTGGTCGGCGTCGGCTGGCGCTTCCCACCAAGCAAACCCGAAACTAGGGTCTGCCTGTTCGCCTGACGCTACTCGGCGCCCATACTGGTACAACGAAAAGGCGACGGAATCCTTGCCGGTTGAATCGCTCCTCTGACCAGCCGTCGTAATCGCTAGTAGGAGCGGCTCTGGCCTAGCGCCCATCGCGAGGCTCATCACATCAAACAGGTCACGGTTAGGGGCCGCGTGCAACTCGTCGTAAACCACCATCGTAGGACTCAAGCCCTCTTTGGTGTAAGCCTCCGACGAAAGCGCCCGATAAAACGAACCGGTGGTCTTGTCTTCAATGGTGTCGCGGTAAAGAGTCAGCCTCGCACTTAACTCTTCGTCAAGTTCAACCATCCGCTTGGCCGCGCCAAACACGAGTTTGCTCTGGTCTTTGTCAGCGGCGCACGAATATACTTCTGCGCCTTGCCCTTCCATCGTCAACCCGTAGAGGGCGATCACAGCAGCCAACGCCGTTTTGCCCTGTTTTCTTGGCAGCCCAACCAGATGGACTCGGTGGAGACGCTTGCCATCGTCTCTGCGAGCAAACACGTGATCAACCAAAGCCTCCTGCCAGCCGCGGAGTCTCAATTGATCGCCAGTACGCCCGGCTACGCTATCTTTGGTGATTTTCCCTTTGGCAGCGATAAACTCTCGCACCAGCACGCCGTCGCCCCGCCTAAGGGCTTCGTCTGGCACTGGCGAAAGGTGCGCCGCGGGCCAACCCTTTAGGCTTGCCTGCTTTTTCTTAGGTGCGCCTCTCTTTTGGCCGCCAACTCCTGTAGGGCGCTCCTCGCTTTGACCTCCGCTACCCCCAGCCGACTCCTGTCCGCCGGGGTCAACCCCAGTGACGACATCCACTTACGTACCTCCTCCGTGACGGCTTGCAACTGGCCAGCCGCTGGGTGCGCATACGCGTACCCTTTGTCCGTGTAGAGTACCCACCCCTCGGACTGCAACCGGGCTAGGAGGTCAGACCTCTTATCCATAGCCTCGGCTAACATCTGCACTGCTCCAATGTCCGACTCTGCTAGCCAGTTGGCGCAATGCTTGGCCACTCTGCGCCAGGTCTCGGCGCCGGCAGGCCCCAAGTGCGCAGGCGGTTCTTCAAGCGAAACCACCGAAGCAGGCGGCAAAGCCGCGATAGTAGTGATCGGCTGCGGCACACGGTCGGCCCTCAAGGTGCCCCTTCGCCGTTTGATCTCGTTCGGCAGTCTCTCAGCCATTCAGACTCCTATACCCCACGACTGACAGTATGTGTGTCTGAC